GTCATCACCAGCTACCTGACAACGCCTTACAAAGCAATAAAGCCAATTACTCCAACCGTCACAAAAGTCGGCTCATTTGCGGTAACGAACTGCGGACAGCCGACGTGCGATGTGTCGGGTAGGTGGGGGTTTCGGAGCAATCTCGCATCTCTTGGAGCCGGCGTGTTTTATACGACGACCAGTTCGCCGTCAGCGTATTGGACCTCTGAGGCAAATCCATAATGTCTGTTTACGTCACTGACTTTTCGATCACCCCGTGGACTGTCGTCCACGACGATGCCCCAGGCGGTGCGCACGAAGGCACCGTCGATCCGACCACCATCCTGCACACCACCAACATGGACGGCACCCCGAACGACCTGTTCATCGTCGTCGAGTGCCCCGTGTGCGGCGCAACCTCAACCCACCCCGTAGGCGGCGGTGCGCAGCCGCCGCTGGTGCAGGAGATGTTCATCCGCGTCGCCATGCGCGACGGGTGCTGCGGCGGCACGTTGACCAAGGCTGCGCCCGTGCAGGCGGCGCACGATCACGTCAAGGAGCATACTGAGGCCATGGATGGCGAAGGCCGTTGGCAGGTCACTCCCGAACAACTGGCGGGTATCTAAGTGGCCGAACATCATCGAAGGAGTCATCCCGTGAGCGAAGAACCCCAGCCCGATCCGAATCCCGAGCCCGAGCCCACGCCTGAGCCCGAGCCTCTCCCACCTGTGCCCGAGCCGCCCCCGCCGCCGCTGACGGGGCCCGAGCCGACGGAGAGCCTGGCGGAGCAGGCCTACCGTGAGGCGACCCAGCCGCCCGATAGTCAGAACCCCACCGATGTGGTGCCCAATCGGCCCAACATCCGTCCGCCCGTGCAGCCCGAGCAGGCCACCGAGGTGCCGCCCACGCCGAGTGCCGAGCCGCCGAGTGAGGAGCCCGTGGCGTGACCGAGTCCCCCGTTCAGCTAGCCGCGCCTGCCGCGGGTACCGCGTACGGCATTCCGTACATCACCCTCAGCAACATCATCGACTCGGACACGACCACGGCGTTCACGATCACCTTCGACACCGACGCGGCGTGCATCTGCAACATCACCGCGTGGCCGGGCTCTAGCCCCGGAGTGGGGACGATGCTGGGTCCGATCCTCGATGCCAGCGCGCGTACCCACCACGTGCTGACGATCACCCCCGCGGCGGGCAACGCGGGCCAGGTGTTCTCGTTTTCGATCAATCTCGACCCGACGGACACCACGGGGCTGACCTTCCGTTCGTACGTGGGCGTGACGCAGCTTGTGCGGCGCGCCACGCCTGATGTGCCCGTGCGCTTCTACGCTTTCGGCGGCACGCCGCCGCCAGGCGCGGGCGGTACCCCAGGCGGCTACAACTGGAACACGTACGTCTGGGCGCAGTACAACCCCAAGGGAACCACGTTCCCAACCCCATGACGGCAGGTACCGCGGCCAAGAGCTTCATGGTCTACGGCTGGCAGACCTACCCGTGGTCGACGTACTACCCGCCTGTGGATCCTGCCTCGGGCGGGGTGTGGAGCGCGTTCTCGGTCTCGCCCGACGCGCAGTCGGGCGCGCTGGCGTGTACCAACTTCAAGACCAACTTCGACGGCACGGTAACCATCCGCTGGGGCGAGCGCGCGGGGGCGTACACGGGCCAGAGCAAGATCATCCCCGTCACCGCGGGTAACAATTTCAGCTACCGCATCACCGAGCTCAAGAAGAACAAGCAGTACTTCGTCAACGCCTACGCCAACGTCAACAAGCCCGCGACGGCCAACACCGTGCAGCAGTCGGTCATCGCCCAGTACGGAGAGGTGAGCGCGACGACATCATGAGCGATGTAGGCAACCAAGCCGCGTGGGAATCGGTGGTCACGGGTCTGATCTTCAACAGCGACACGGCCATGTGCCAGAAGTGGCTGGAGCTCAAGAGCCTGGGTACCTTCATCGGCGTGCCCGTCTCGGGCGAACTCCCCGACGACGATACGGGCGGGGTGCAGATGGCGTTTTCCTCGGGTGCGGTCATCAAGTGGGACTCGACCAACGGGAGCAGCGTTGCCTAGCCCAGCGGGCCTGTACGCGCCGCCCGCCATCCACCCTATCCCACAACCCTCCACGTGGTGGGACTATTTCGATGCGCATCGCGACCTGTACATGGCCCCCCAACAATACAGTTGGACGTGTAGCATCTGCGCCAGTACCTGGGTATTGCAGGCCACGGGGCTGGATCCCAACGCGGCGCGCGAGTCGGTCGCCTACCAGCTTGGCTACCCCACGTGTGTCAACCCCGCGGTAGGGCTGGCCGACACCAACTGCGTCGTCAACCTGTTCGAGAGCTACGGCGTGCCCGCCGAGCGCGAGTGGATCGACTGGAACCGCGCGCTGGAGATCTGTACCACCACCACGGGGGTGCTGAACAGCACGCGCTGGTATCACTTCGTGGCCATCCGCGGCGTGCGCAACGGCAACCTGTGGATCGCCAATAGCGCCGAGGGGTATCAGGGCATCTACGACGAGATCTCCTTCGGTCAGTTCCAGGCGTGGGCGGGTTCTTGGCAAACGGTATGGCTGCAGCGATGATTCGCGCGTGCCGCGCCGACCCCCCGCCCACAAGCGTTACGGCTACGAGCAAGCCGAAGCCCCTGGACCTGTCACCTGCGCCGTGTACCTGTTCGTGGCGCTGTTCATTCTCGCCGTCGCGCTGTACATCCTGCTGCGTACAGGAGTGATCTAGCCGTGCCTGGAGGAAAGAAGCCTGGACCGAGCATCAAGAACCCCGCCACGTACGAGGCGCTGAAGCGCGAGGGGATGGACAAGTCCACCGCGGCAGCTATCTCGAACAGCGCCATCAAGAAAGGTCACAAGAAGGGAGTGCATCGCAGTGGCAAAAAGGGGTAGCCCGAAGGGGATGAAGAAGCATCCCACCAGCCCCAAGACCAACCCCGATCAACAGCCCGCGTGGAAGAGCCCGTCTAAGTATTAGATGATACAACCGTGTGTTTATGGTCGCTGGATCAATCCTGTCACGGGATATGCCTATAACTGGATTGATGGCAGGATGGTTAGCGAGCACAAGTACGCTTACGAGCAACGTTATGGTCCTGTGCCCCTTGGTATGGACCTTGATCACTTGTGTCGTAATCGCGCCTGCAAGGAACCTACCCATTTGGAGGTCGTGACTCGATCAGAGAACTTGAGGCGTGGTGAGTTGCACGGGCGCGGAGTGTGCTCGCTGTACTGCCCGAGAGGGCATCGCAAGAGAGCCAGCAAGTGTCAGGAGTGCAAGAAAGAAATGAACGCCTATCACAACAAACGTCGGACCCCCGAGTACAGGGCGGTCCACGGCTGACCTACTGTTGGCGATGCGACAGAGCCTGGTGGGTCTGGATCACGGGAGACATTGATGCCAAAACGAGCCCCAGCGAAAGCGGGCATTTCACCGAGCATGCCCACCCCGCGCAAGGTGAGCCGCGGACGCACCGTGCCGCGCGCGGCGGCGACGAACATGCCTGACACGATGAAGCCGCCGTTCATGGGCCAGCCAGGCCAACCCAAGAAGACGCGTAGAAAGGCCTGAGCCATGCCAAGCATCAAACGCACGGGTAAATCCAGTGGCGGCAAGGTGGGTAAGGTAGGCGCCTCCAACCTGTTCGGTAGAGGCCGCGGTAAAGGCGCGCCGACCAAGATCAAGAAGAGCGGCAAATAACCACTCAGCCGCTGCCCAGGGACCTGCCAGGTCTGCAAGGGCTGGACTTCACCCGCCTCGGCAAGGCGACCAGGGAGCGCAGCTTCCTGCAGGACTTTGTCGATCGTGCCGACGCGCGCCTGGTGCCGTACATCCCCATCCTGCCCGAGGAGCGGTTGAGGACCTTCCACGATCTGGGCTACACCCCGCACGGCCTGTTCGTGCCCGAGGACGCCGAGGCGCGCATCGAATTGATCCAGCGCGTGCACGCCATGGGCGATGTGTCTGAACCCGACCTGCGCCTAAGTCAGTACCTCGCCCTCCAGCGGGAGACTGAACAGTGGCAGCAGGACGGTATCCCTGGCCACTGGACGGGACAGCAAGCTCTTGCACGCTCGCGCGCCCGTTTTCGGATAGTGGCCTGGGGACGTCGCGGCGGTAAGACCACACATGCTGCCATGGAAGCGGTCGCCGCCGCGTACGCCCGCCCCCGCTCGTGGATCTGGCTCGCCGCGCCGACGATGAAGCTGGTCTCAAGAGCCTTCGACAAGGTGGTGGAGACCATCCGCGACCTCGGCCTCGAGACCCGCACGCTGCGCGACACGGTGCAGGAGAAGCTGGTCATCCTCCAGAACGGCGCGCGGCTCGAAGGCATCTCGCTCGAAAACATCTTCTCGGCTGCAGGCGCGGCCATCGACCTCGCCGTCATCGACGAGGCGGCGCAAGTCGTCCCCGAGGCATGGACCCGCGCAATCCTTCCCCCTCTCACGGACAGAAATGGGCAGGCGCTCCTGATCTCGTCCTGGGAGGGGGAGGGCGACTTCTTCCACGGCAAGGCCCTCGAGGCGCGCAGCGAGATGGTGCGCTACGGGCGGCAGGCCTCGTGGGAACTCTTCCAAGATGCCTCGTACGACATCAACTTCTTCGCCTTCCCGCAGGGCCGTCAGACGCCCGCGCTGGTGCAGGCCCAGAAGGAGATGGACCCGATCGAGTTCCTCGAGCAGTTCGGGGGTATTCCCGCCTCAGCCCGCGAGCGTGTGTTCCCCGAATTCAAGGAAAAGGTCCACGTGGGGGACTGCCCATACAATCCGGAGCTTCCTGTCGTACTTGCTGTAGATCCGAGCGGCGGCAGCAATGCGTACGCCGTGCTCGCGATTCAGGAATACGCCGACCATCACGAGATCATCGACGAGTTTTACTCGAGCCACATCTCGACCGAAGAGATCGTGCCCCAGCTTGTCGCACGTCCATGGTGTGATGCCGAACGGATCTCCAGCGAGGATGCTCTGATGCCCCGCTTCGAGGTCCACAATGTCACTGACGTAATCGTTGACTCGGCGGTACCCGAGGAGATGCGCCGCTGGGAGCGTATGGGCTTCCCCGCGTATGCGGTACCCGAGAAGCCGCAGGTCTGGGAGCGGCTGCCGCTGGGCAGGAATCTGCTGCGCGACCCCGTCCGCTTCTATTACTTCTACCGCAAGCGGGTCAACCTCGTCCTGCGGGAGATGGGGCGTGAGCCTGACTCGGATTACGACCTTCCGCCTGAGGAGCAACGCGCGCTGGTGGTGCAGGTCGAGGAGGGTCTGACCGATGACAAGCTCTTCGGCGAGACCCTCAACTGGCTCAAATCGTGCGCTCACGTGTTGGTAGACCGACACTGCACCAACACCATCAACGAGTTCAAATCCTACACCTACCCCAAGCGTCGGCGTTTGAACATGAACTATCAGGAGAAGCCCCGCGACTGGATGAATCACTCCATGGACGCCTGGGGCTACTACGTGTGGACCCGCCGCCGCTTCGACCACGAGACCGAGTCCGTCAGCTTCAACTATCTCGAAGCGTTGGCGGAGGCCTCAGATGAGATCGTCGACCGCCGCACGGTCGGACTTGACCAGGCCACCCCCGAGCCCCAGACCCCCAGAGCACGCATGGTCAGCTTCCTTGACTACGTGCGTCCGCCAGCCCTCAGCCCCTACGAGCCACAAAGTTATCTTGAGCCCGCCTCACGCTGATGCCCGACTTCGAGATCGACGACAAGCCCACCTTCGAAGAGATGATCTACTGGCGCGACCACCTCAACGGCCAGTGGGGAGATCTGGATGACGAGCAGGATCAGGAGACCGACCTGTACTTTCAGCAGTTTGATGTCGAGAGCCCTGGCGGTCGGCTGGCCGTCAAGACGGGTTCAGCGCCGTCGGATGCCGACGCCGCCATCGACTCGCTGGTTCCTCCAGACATATCCGTGCATGTCCGACCCGCCCGTGCACGGGAGAAGTATCGACGTCAAGCCGACAAGCTGACGCGCTTCGGCAAGGCGATGTTCTACTCGTGGCGCAGGCGCAAGGACTTCGTGCGCCAGATCGCCACCGACATGGTCATCCAGCGCGTGGGCGTGGGCCGCATCATGATCGATCGCTCGCTGTGGCCCGAGAAGCCCGAGGGTCTGGAAGGCTCAGAACCGCCCGAGCAAGGCGTCGAAGAAGATGACGAAACATACAGTGCTCGCCTCAGTCTGTGGGAAGAAACCGACGAAGAAGACGCCTGGGAGGTCAGGCACCGTCGTAAAAATCCAATCATCTTTCAGCGGCGCGACCCACGCATTTGTAGATGGCGTGAAGCCGACGACGGAGAGTTGCTGGTGGTAATCGAGCACTACCAGACCAGTGTCATTGAAGCGCAGCATGCGTGGATGGCGCTCTACCCTGAAGGTGTAGCACGGGCGACACGCGGCATGGAGCCCGACTCAGACATCTGGGTGGATGACATATGGCGTGGGAAGTGGCGCTGCCTGGTGCTCAATGACATTCCACTGTTTCCCGTAGGCAGTGACGGCGAATATCGTGGTGTGGCTGAGCACCATTACCCCGAAATTCCGTACGTAATTGCGCCTTTCCGTGAACTGACGTTCGACCAGATGGAACGCAAGTATCGGGGCATGCTCAGCAATGCTAGCGGTCTGTACCCCATCGAGAGCAACGTGCTCACCATGCAGGTATGGATGCTGGCCATCAACGCCTGGCGCACCTACCTGGGTTGGACGAAAGATGGGCGGCAACTCGAAATCAGGCCAGGCCAGTACATACCGATTGACCAGCGCATCGGTGAGTATCTGCAGATGCTGGAAGGCCAGCCCGTCCCTGATGAACTGCTCAAGACAAGCGCAGTAATGGACTCGTACATCCAGCGCAACGGCGTTGCGCAGGGTCCACGGAGCGCGGAGGGTACGCGCAGCGCTCAGCAACTCTGGGCCGTGCAGAGCATGCGAACCCTCAAGATCGAGAGCGCCAAGGATGCTCTGACGCGTCTGCTCCAGCGAAGCCTGGAGATCTCCAGTGCCGAGCTTGAACTCATGCTGCGCGATAGCCTGACGCTGCCTGTTCCTGGCAAGAATCGTGAAGGTGAAGATCTGGGCGAAGTCCGAGTACGTCCAGAGGACATCGATGGCTACTGGGAGGGATTCGAGATCTCCCTCGGGCGACGGCTCGATCCCGCGTTGCTTGAGCAATGGAAGGCCCTCCAGGCGCTGCAGGCCAACAAGTGGATGCCGCACCGTACCTCGATCGAGATGTCAGGCGCGACGGATAACCCGCAGGAATGGCTCGATGAGCTCGTGCGCGAGGCGGTCGACGCCCTCCCGTTCGTCATCGAGCAGGTCGGACTGGAACGCGTCAAAAACTGGTTCGGTGAAGACAGTGAACGCTTTATAGCACTGTCTCAAAAACTTCTGGAACAGAATGCCCCGCAGCAACAGAAGTCCCCCCTCGCTCCACAAGGCGGCACCCAACAGCCTACCTCGGGTGCGCCGCGGGGTACCGCGGGCGGGGGCGGATCGGCGGGCGACAGCATGGCGGCGCTGATGAAGCCGCGCGCCGCACCGCGTACCAGCGGCAGATCCAACGCGCTGCCCGCTGGACGCGGCGGGGCGCAAAGCATAGGCTAGCCCGTGATGGACGATCCGATGGGCTTCATGCGCGCGGCGCGGCCACAGATGCCCGCCAACGGCGACATCCGTCCGATTGCCACGGGCGAGATCAACGGTCGGCCCCTCGACGAGCTCAACACCAACCCTGCCTCGCCGACGTATCGCTCCAAGCTGCCCCCGCCGCCGTGCTACCAGTGCGGCGAGGACCACGTCCCAGGCAAGAGCTACGGTCACAACTGGCAGCCCGAGCCCGTGCCCGAGCCCGAGCGGCACTACGTGCACAGCATCGAGCCGCCTATGCCCCCCGAACTCAGAGAGCACATTCAGGCGTCGATGCGCGTGGCGGTGTACGTGGGCCGCGGCGACAAGTACGTTGTAGCGGTTGAGACAGCCCCCGACTGGGACTCGGAGCAGACGTTCAAGGTGACCGACGCCGAGGCGGTCGTCATGCTGCGCATGGTCCGCGCGCTGAACATCAAAGTTGTGGATAAGACAGGTGGCGACCTTGCTGCTCTGGAAAGCGATGCCAGCCAATCTGCGTAAGCTGATGGGCGAGAAGCCGCGGCCCCTGGAGCTTATGGCCAAGGAGTCTCGAGATAGCCCCGCGCCCATCGGCCAGCAGCCTATTGGCTGGAAAGAGCAGCAAGGCAGGCTGGAGCCGCTCATGGGCCTGATCGCCTCGGGCGACATCCCGCTGGACGACACCAGCGCACGCGCCATCAAAACGTATATTGACGGGATGGACCAGCGTGCCAGGTGACCTCAAAGCTGCTGCCAGCCAGGCGCGCGACGTCCGCTACGCCGCGCCCGACGCTGACCTCCACCCCCTCGTACAGGACACGGGCGACGCCTTCGTCGATAACCTTCGTCGTCTCGCGCAGATCGAGCCTGGCTCCGCTCAATTCAGTCAAGAGCATCTGGTGGGCTCGATGGCTCCAGAAGAGGTGATCGAGGTGATGGGGCATGTGGGAGCCGAAGGCCTGGGTATCACCCACCGACTCGACGGCAAGACTGGTGAAGTAATCGATACACCTCAGCGTCTGATCGAGGATTGGCGCTGATGGTCTGGTCGCCGCCAGGCCAGGCCGCGCCGCAGGATCGCTGGCGCTACGACCTGGCCAAGAAAGCCTTTACCCCGCCTGGCGTGGTCTCGGCCACGGGCGACACGCAGGTGGTGCTGCCGCAGGACTTCAACCGCCGCAACGGTCAGGGTTTTCATCTACTCACCAGCCCCGCGGGCAACCAAGCCCCCCTCGAGCACATCAACTACACCCCCGAGACGGGTGAGATCCACGGTCGCGGCCAGCAGGCTCCGATCGATAAGCTCAACTACAGCCTGATCCCCGAGAGCGCCTTGCATACCGCCCCCGCGGGATCGGGCCATACCGCCGCGGGTGGCCGCGGCGGAGGTGGCCTCGGCGGCGGAGGTGGCGCGGGGAACATGGGCGCGGGTCTGGGCCAGGACCCCAACCAGCCTGTGGCCCCCCAGGACCAGCCAGGCGCTCCCGCTCTACCTGGCGACCAGATGGGTACCTGGGGCCGTTTTCCAGAACTGGCGCAGGCGGCTCAGATCCAGCTTAGCCCTCCGCCCCCGCCGCCCCAGAAGTGGCTGCAGCCAGGCCAGCCGAGCATGGGCGCGGGCGCGGTGCAGACGCTGTCGGCCATCGGGCCTATGTCTCAGAAAGCTCCAGGCGCGTTCGCGGGCACCCCGCCGCTCAGCGGCTCGCCGAGCATGACGGGCCCGAGCGCGACGACCAACCGCGCCGCGCCGACGT